ACGAGGCTGTACCTAATAGGCTACCTGTAAACCCTAATGTTGCTGTTACTGAACCTGTTACTGTTTGGTTACCAACAAACGTATTTGAACCTGTTGTAGCAAAAACAGCTGAATTAAATGGAACAGAACCTGAAATAATATATAATGTATTAGCATCAGGTGAACCAATTGCGTTGTATTCTGCTTGTGTTAATGTTACTACTTGTTGTACTACTGGTGAACTTGTAAATGTGTCTGTATTATTTCCTAATACGTTACCTAATATTGAGCCTGATACATTAAATGAACCACTAATTACTTGGTTTCCTACAAACGTATTAGAACCAGTTGTAGCAAATGAACCTGTGTTAATAGAAGGAGCATTTAAAGCAAATGAAGCTGTAGTAGCAAAACTTGAACTTACTGCTTGTGAAGCCGAAGTAGCAAATGATGATGATATAGATACACTTGCGGATGTAGCAAATGATGATGATATTGCTTGTGATGCTGAAACCGCAATACTAGCACTAGTAGCATTATCAGCAAACGAGGCAGTAACAGCGTTTTGTGCTTGTGATGCTGATAAAGCATATGAGGAACTTGTTGCTGTATCAGCATTAGTAGCAAATGATGAACTAATTGCTGTAGTAGCAAAAGATGCTGTACTAGCAAAACTTGAACTAACAGCTTGTGAAGCCGAAGTAGCAAATGATGAACTAATAGCTGTAGAGGCAAAACTAGCACTAGTGGCATTAGTAGCAAATGAAGAACTTATAGACGCACTTACGTTGTTTATAACGTTAGTAAATGTAGTTCCGTCACCCTTGGTGAATGTTATAGTGTCGTTGTTACTAGACGCTGTTAGAACGTTATTTAACGCTAATGATGCCGTTGAAGCAAATGATGAACTAGTAGTTGTATTTGATGTTGTAGCAAATGATGCTGAAATAGCATTTTGTGCTAGTGATGATGATGTAGCAAATGATGAACTTATAGCTTGTGAGGCAGATACTGCTTGTGAAGCCGAAGTAGCAAATGATGAACTAACAGCAGTTGTAGCAAACGATGCTGAAACAGCTACGCTCGCACTATCGGCGTTTACTACGTTATTAGCTGTAATACTAAATGTAGAACCATCACCCTTAGTAAAGGTTGTAGTTGCGTTGCTTATAGACGCTGTTACTAATAAGCTACCTGTGTTTGTTGTTACTGCTGAACCTGTATCAACTACTAAATTAAATGTTGAACCATCACCTTTAGTAAATGTAAGTGTATTTAAACTTACACTACCTGTTTTCATTAACGAGCCAGTATCAGTGGTTACAGCTGAACCAGTTGCTACAGTTACTGGAAATGTTGAACCATCTCCTTTAGTAAATGTAATTACGTTGTTTACAGCAGATGCTGTAGTTAGTAGTGATGCTGTTGATACAGTTGTGCCTGCATTTAAAGCAAATGAAGCAGTTGTAGCAAATGATGCTGATATAGCTTGTGAGGAGGTAATTGCTAAACTACCTGTTATAGTATTTCCTAGTCCATCTTGTAGCTCACTTCCACTTATTTGTGTAATGAATTGATATGATTGACTAATGAATAAATTGGATAAATTACGTCCCATATTATATATTAAAAATTAGATACATTGTTTTGATAAGACCTGTAAGGGTATTGAGGAAATTGTGGATAACGAGAATCATAAATAGGTAAACCACATTCACGAGCTTGACCCGCGTGATAACCTCTTCCATTACGTCTCATAACAATTGGTGATTTATATTGTACTCCAAAATCAGGGTACATTTGTTGAAGTTCTACGTTGCCATTTAATTCTGGATATAATCCTTGTTTTTGAATTAAATAATTAGTTAAACGTTCTTCATAAAATTGTTTTTTATTTTCAACAGATTGGCGTTTACGATTATACCAAGTACCATCTACTTTTTCACTATTTTCACCACCGGTAGGAGACAACAAACCATTGTTACGTGGTCTCATATAAATGTCTTCTAAAGCATAATAGTAAGAAGCATATAATAAGGCATTTTGAACCCAATTCAATACTAATGTTTCATAATCACCTGTTAATGTGTTGGTTTTAATTTTATCTAAAATAGCATTATATAGTTTAGTACCTAAAATGCGTTGCATTTCGATATCTTGAGCTTCTCTAACTGCATTTTTCAACAATTTAGAATCAACATTATTGTTAATATCTGTAAATTGTCTTAAATTTGCTTCTGATATAATGAATACAGTTGTCATTATTTATTGGGTTTTTTTATGATGCTAAAACAGATCCTTGTGGATTATTAACTGTTATAGCTTGAATAAGGCCACTTCCTGTTGTAAATGTATTGCCTGTAGCTAATACAAATGTAGCAACACCTAAAACACTGCCTGAAATAGTAACATTCGCATCAGCTAATGCTTGAATTGAAGACCAAGGACCTCCAGCCGTTACTACTCCTGAACCAGCAGGACCATATGAAGTAGCACCACTGAAATAAGTTGTTGTACTTCCTGAGATTACATAGTTATTTGCTAATGCACTAGGAGATGTATAAGAATTTAATACTCCAGCACTAAATCGTAATCCAACTGTACCAGATACTGCAGATGTAATGCCTTGTAGTACTGAATAATTTGTTGCACTATTTGCTGCTGATGCACTAGCATTAAATACTGCAGAAGCAGTAGCAACTGTATTAGCAGCAGATGTATTAAATGGAATATCATTAATGTAAATAGTATTTGCTGTATTGGAAGGATCAATTGAACCTGAATAAAGTACTATTTCAATTCCATTTACAGTAAATCCAGCTTGACCTACTTTTGGAGTTGCAGTTGAAGCTGCATAAGATGCTGAGTAACTAGCTATAAGATAAGCAGCACTAAAATTAGCGCTTGCTGATGTAGCTAATTGACCTGTGTTTGCGGGTGTAGTTCCGCTAATAATTGCTATTGCCATGAGTTATATATCTTTATATATTTGTTAATTTATTGGTTGTTCCTGTCCAGCTTGATTAATATTAGGATCGTTTAAGCGGTCAGCTCTTTCGATTTCAGCTTCTAGCATATTATCTTCTCCTACTTCAGCGTTTTGACCTACTACAACGTCTACTTCTTCTTTACCGTCAGAATATAATTTAAGTTGTTCAACACCTAATACATAATCATCACCGTAATTAATTTTGAAAATTTCATCAAAACAATCCAAAATTGCTTGTTGGAATGGTTTAACTACAGTATTTGTAAATAATAAATAGGCATCTATTGTTTCTTGTCTGCCACCTAATTGACCTTCAGTTTTAATACCTAACATCATAGGAGAAGTAATTCGGTGAGCAGTTAATATTTTTTGTGTTACTAAATCGTTTATAGTTGTATAATACTCATCAGTACCATTTGATTGAATAGGAGTAATTTGAGGTGCATTCTCTGGGCTATCAACGTCCATATAAATGAGTGAACCCGCGTTTTCTGTTCCTCCATATTGATTTCGCAACATTATCTCAATTGCTTCTCTTTCTTCCTCATTCGCGTTAGTAAACGTTGTTATTGCGATTGAAGGTACTACACCATTAGTTATGTTGTTTAAGTGGAAATTATCTACTTGAGCATCTAATTCAACTACTTTTAATGCACCAACATAATCAGGTAGTGGATAATATTTCATACCTGGACGATATGAATAGTAAACGTAAATTTGAGATGGTTCTTCGTCCTTTTTTAGTGGGTTGAAAACTGGAAGAAATGGAATATCCTCTAATGATTGATTTACATAAGCATTAACTCCATTCCATTCATCCCAAATATAATATCCAGGTACTTTACCACGTAAATTTTTCTCTTTAGCGCGTAAATAAGAAAAATCAATGTGATAAACTTCAGAAATTCTAGTTCTGTCTTTAGACCAAATTGTTTCTAAAGCAAAACCACCAAATAATTTTAAATCTTTAGCTACTTTTTTAAATATGCTATTCCAAGATTCACCTTCAAAATTTGCAAAATCTAATGTTTCAGGTTGATCTGAGGTTAAACCATTGCCAATAATCGCTTCAACAGTAGCGTTTATACAAGTACCGTGTATTGATGAATAGTTCATTAAATCAATCAATTTGTTTGGAAATCCGTTATCGGAACCAAAACTAATATAAAATTGATTTTTTCGCTCAACTAAACTAATACGGGCATTAGTATCGTTACTTCGAGGAATAGTTTTAAATGTATATTTTTTATTTTCACTCATTATTATGGATGATTATAAGTAGTATAAGTACCACCATCTGATGGTAATAAATATTGTGTGATACTGTACTCGTTGCTACCACTTATATATGCTCTATCAGTTGATAGTAAAGTTGTTTTAACATATGCACCAGATCCAGCCCAAGTAGAATTTGTATTAACCCATAATGTGTTTTGGTTAATCCAAGTATTTGAAATACCTACTTGAGTGAATTGCCAAATATCAACGTTATATTGCCCAGATGCTGTTGGAACTGAGGAACCGGTTATTTGGAAAATTAACCAAGGATTTGTTGGTCCTACAGTATTTAATAAAGTTGCAACAACGTTAGAAGTCTTAGATAAATCGTATGATTGAGTAAATTCTAATAATACTTGAGTTGTCCCAAGAGATGCTGTATTAGTAGGATAGACAGCGTTTGAGTTTGTGGGTAACGAACGGTCAAATTGAAGCATCTTTTTTATTTTTCGCCCAAGTAGGGGGTTATGCATAGCACAACCCCCATTTTGGTTTGATTAATTAAATGTTAAGCGTAAGTAACGATGTTAATACCATTTAACGATCCAGTAAATGATGTTGCAGATCCGCTAACTTCAGATGCTGGATTTGGTTCATTTCCTGAGAATACTAAGTTATATCCGTTCAAGTCGCTGAATGCAGTACCAGTTTGACCGGTTCCACTCAACAACTGAGCGCCATTTACTTGTCCCATCAAGAACCAACGAGCAGCTCCTGTTTCACTACCGTTTTGTGTTTCGATAATGATTTTTAAGTTAGGGTTTTGTGCTAATACTCTTATTTGGTTACGAGTAGCTGTTTGCATTTTGAAGAACACAGCGTTTGCAGATTGATTGTAAACGATAGTTCCATTTTCAGGAGTTGCTACTAATTCTTCACTGTAGTTAGATGTTTGTCTAAACAATTGGAATTGGTAAAAAGTTCCAGAACCAGAGATTGCAGTAATGAATCCCTGGCTTCCTGAAATGCTGCTAATTGAACCAGAAAGAATATAAATAGCTTTTAGACCACCGGTATTATCGCGGCATCCAAGTTGAAATCCTGAGGTTATATCACAAGCCATAATTTTATATTTTATCTGTTAAATTAATAATTTTGTAAAATTAGGCAAGATCATTAGATACCCAGAATTCAGGATATGCAATGTTTACACCCAATTTAGTTGAGATACGGTGACGTAAAGTATCTGTGTTGATATCATACCACAATTGGAATTCTGTGAAATCGCTCATTAAGTCAGTACCAGCAACGATTTGCTTGGCTGGGCCTAATACTACACGATTTGAACCTTGTAGACCTACTGTACCAACAACTTTGATGTTTGGTTGGAATGGATATTGCATTTCATACAAACCACCACGGTTAGTTACTGAAGATGGATCAAAATAGAAGTTATTAGCTAAACGAAGACCAGTTAAGTAGTTACGGAAGTTAGTAACGCTCATGAAGAAAGTTAAGTCTTCACGGTCAGCAACATCAGCACTTGAAGTAGCAATCATAGTATCCATAGTAGATAAAATGCTAGCAGCAGCCAATGAACTAGATGGGATAGTTACTACACCTGAAGTTGAACCAGTGATGATGCGATTCAATCCGTTAACAGCACAAGTTCCACCGTAAGTAGAATTTGAACCAGATTGTTGTAACCACAAGAATTGGTCGTTTGCTTTTTGGAATTGGTTAACAAGCAACTCAGAGTATTGAGTAGCTAATGCAAATGTTTCGTTGTAAGATCCTGGAGCAAGAGCAGAAATACCTAAGTATTTTTTATCTAGATCTTTCAAACACAAAGCATCGAAAGATGTACGTGGACATACTTCGATAGTACGTTGAGAGAAGGTAGCTGAACCAGATGCGTTAGATACACAAGTACCGTTTTGCATATAAAGGCTAACTTCGAATAGGTTAATTGGCTCTTGGAATTTAACACCTTCTTGGATGGTAATATATTCCATTGTTGAACCAGCATAAACCATTTTGATGATCAACTCACCAGCAATCTGGTTGTTGAAATCACTAAGGGCTTGTACGTTTAATGACATAATTTTAGTTGTTTAATTTAGTTTTTATTTGTTTTTATTTTTCATCAATTCAGCCATTACTTGCATTTGTTTTGATTGAAGTGCTTCAGCTGAAAATTTTTCGGTTTTAGAACCCATAGTTACTTTTTCCTTAGCAGGAGCAGCAGCAAGAGCTTCCAATTTTTCTTTCATTTTGCCCATTTCTTCTTTGATGCCTGCTACTGCAGATGCAATCTCTTCGTCAATGGCCATTTTTACTTTTTTCATCATCTCTTCAGCTTCTACTTTAGCCTCAGTATCAACAGGACCTGTTAATTCAGATACTGGTACGTCAGTTACAGTTACAGCGTTTTGAGGAGTAGTTCCTTGAACTTGTGAAATTGCAGGGTCAGCAGCAAATGCTTCTCCAACAGTTTCTTTGATTTTGTCTTCAATAGCGCCTAAACCATCTTCAGCAGCCATTTCTTCTTCTTTTTTACCTTCAGGAGAAATGATTTCTACTACAGATGAACCTTCAGTTTTGATCAGCGTTCCATCGATTAATTTGTGCTCACCATCTGGTGCTAATGATTCTTGACCTTCAGCTGTTACGACTTTAACCTCATCTCCAACTTTTAAAGTATCACCTGGGAAAACGATTTTAAATGCTTTATTTTCATCGAATATTTCACCAAATGTTTCTTTTGTAGGAGTGTGATCAATTAAACCGAAGTGAGCTTTCACTAATTCTTTTAATTGTTCTTTGTTCATGTTTAGATTATTTTATTAATATAAATTAATATTTGTGGTAATACATATTATACTAGAGTGCTATTTTTTAGCCTGCATGTAACAAATTGCTGCTCGTTGTTTTGAATCTGGAAATTCAGATTTTAATTTTGGATCATTAATACAACGAGCAATAAATTCGTCTTTAGTTTCTTTGAGAGATCGTTTAGGTAGTGGCATATTATCTATTTGTTAAAATTTTATTTGTAAAATAACCTTCTACTGAAAATCCTTTTACTTTACCTGTTTTGATAAATTCATTCCATACTCTACCATCACGAATTTTATATATTCCAAACCATTGTCCTATAACTGGTTTGTATCCATAAAGTACTGATTTATCATTTTCTGGATCTTTAACAATCCAGGTTTCTACAAGATACACTCCATCTACTCTTTTTGCTCCGTCATGTTCAATATTAACTGAATCAGTTAATTTATCTTCCATCATTTTATAAGCAATTTTTTCAATAGTATCTGCGGTAAAATAAACCTTATATTCTTCACCTGTTTTTTCGTCTTTGCGAGGAATAAGTTTCATTGGTGTCATTAACGGACCCATTAACATTTGCTTTTCTTTTAATGCAGCAAATAAATCTTTTTTACGACCAC